TCTAATATTTTTTCTAAATTTTGTACTTTCTTTTCTAACTCTTTAGTTTTTCTCTCCTCCGATGAGGAGTGGTTCTCCAGGGTCATAGTCCGAGACTTTGTAGTTCCAGAGTTTAGCATTAGGATACACTTTTCTCACTTGATCCTGTACTTCTCTGCGTGAAGGGGTTTTAACATGGGGGAAGAACATTTTAAGATTGTAGTCGTTTCCTCTCCATGCCAAATTAACAGATATTATATTTCCTGTCTTAGGTGCAAGACGGATGGCTTCACTAACTCCACCACCATTCCCACCGTTGCCATTACCATTTCCATTAGAGCCGTTTCCATTACCATTCCCGTTGGAATGTCCATTACCATTTCCATTTTTCTTTTTGTCGTCATCCTTAACTAAGAAACCACCACGAGCGGTATGATAACCACTGGGTATGGGTTTACATTTCTTACTTTGATTACAATAATATTCACCTGGAGGACACTTTTTCATTAAAAAAATAGACTCTGTATATTTATTTATAGTCCTATAACAGTTAATGGATCTGTGTAAACAGTAGCAACACCAGCATTAGAGTCGAAATCAACCCTATTACTTTGGAAATTTAAATCAGTCATATTACCCAAACTAGTCCCATCACTAGAAATACCAACTGCTCCTGTGCTATTAACGTTGCTAAGAAGTCTAGGCATTTGCTGTCTCCAATACTGAAAGAAGAATTTTTAAAGTAGTATTTGCACCTGCTTCTGCTACAATAGAATCACTTGTTTCTAATACCAATTTACCATCTAAAGGAATATAAGCATCAGCAACAGGAACACTTGCTCCTTTAATGATTTCATTAGTTGTACTACTTCTTACATGAGACATAGTAAGTGTAGTTGCTGCTGCAGCATAATTGGTTATATGTGCATAAAG